CTCGTTCTCCGATGATACCTACTTTGCGAAGGTTTATGCCTTCCACAAGGACATCGGTGAGCAAACCCGCGCCAATGCTGATGACCAGTTCCAACTGGATCGTCTGACCACGGAATATCTGGCTCACAAGGCCCTGATTAAGCGTGAGAAAATCTTCGCTTCCAACTTCCTCACCACGGGTGTTTGGACGGCGGATGTTGCCGGTGTGTCGTCTGGTGAAAACAACACTACGACCTTCCGTCAGTTCAGCGATTACTCCAACTCCGACCCGATTGAATACATCCGCAAGATGGCCACCAATCAGCAGGAGAAAACGGGTTTCCGTCCGAATAAACTGGTAATGGGTCGTCGGGTTGCTGAAGCCCTGATTAACCACCCGGACATCGTTGACCGTATCAAATACGGTACCCGCACCAACATCGCTCAGGCTTCCCTGAACGATCTGGCGCAACTGCTGGACATCGGTGAAGTTCTGGTCATGGATGCTATCGAGAACACGGCTGCTGAAGGCATTACTGCTTCGCATTCGTTCATCGGTGGCAAGAAGATGCTCCTGTGCTACACGACCCCGATGCCGGGCACGATGATCCCGACCGCAGGCTACACGTTCACTTGGAACGGCCTGCTTGGCAACGCTGGTATGGGCACTCGCGTCAAGCGTATCGACCTCCCGAAAGAGAGCGCCGAGCGTATTGAAATCGAGATGGCTTTCGATATGAAGAAAGTCGCTGCCGATATGGGCACCTACTTCGCTGACGTAGTAGCCTAAACGAGAGGGGGCACCCAAAAGGTGCCCTCCTTTCCACAAGGGTAATACCCTACTATTATCCTTCTGAAAAGGAGAACACAATGTATACTCGTGAATATGTATTCAATCTCAAAGATACCTTTGTAACTGCCAAGGTTTTTAACTCTGGTGGTAAGAAGCATGTCGCTGGTGAGGTTTTTGATAAGGAGACGGTATCTGTTCGCCGTCTTCGCCAAATGTGGGAAACAGGTTTCATTAAGCCTGTAAAGGCTGAGGCGGAAGTAGTTGAAGAAACAGCAACCCCGGATAACGAACCAGTATCGGAAGTTCAAGAAGTTGAACCGGAACAACCTGCTCCAGAACTTGAGAACGCAGGAGAGGTGGAAGTCGAAAGTGAAGTGATGGCGGAATCTGAAGATTCAGTTCTGGTAGGTGCTGTTGACTCCGAAGGTGAGATTGTCCAACTCGCAGACGTAGTTGAAGAAAAGCGGAAGCCGGGCCGTCCAAAGAAGGGTTAAAAAATGACTTGGACTTACACGAACGATCCGGTTAATGAACCGGTAGATGAGGTAAGGCTCCTAGTTCAAGATACGGATTCGACTGATCCGCTCATTAGTGATGAGGAAATCAACTACTTCATCTCCAAGGGCGGAACTGGAGTAGGGGCTGCTTATTTAGCGGCCCTTTCTATCTCAGCGAAGTTTGGTCGTCTTGCCGACGAGCGTACCGGGCAGATTGAGGTTAAGTGGAGCCAGAGGGCTAGGGCCTATGCGGCATTAGCCGCTGACTTGAAGAAGCAGATGAGCCTGAATGTGTGCCCCATGCCTTACGCTGGTGGAACTTCCATTTCTGATATTGAGACGAACAAGGCTAACTCCGACCGAAACCAAGAAGCCTTCTCTATCGGGATTATGGATTCGGATACAGACTGTAATACCTAATGGCTCGTCAATACACTAAGCGTCAAAAAGAGAGTACCATTGACTTTAGTGTCAGCGGTCTAAAACTTGACATTAGTGGATTGAAGAAATTGAAGCAGTTGATGAAGAACCTCCCCTCTGTGGACGTAGGTTATCTCAACGGAGAGAAACACCCTAAGTGGGATTTCTCCTTTGCAGAACTAGCAGTCATTAACAACTATGGTGTGAGGGGAGATAGCAAAAATGCTCCCGGTTGGGCAATTCCCCCTCGTCCGATGATGGAGGGCACGTTTAACCTCAACAAGGGTTTTGCTGCCCAACTCCAGATTGCGGTTGAAAAGTCGTTTGCTGGTAATAGCCAAGTGGCCGCTAACCAAGCATTCAAGGCGCTAGGGGTTCACGCAGCGGACAAACTCAATCTCTTCGTTAAAGTGGCGGGGAGTGACGGGTATCTCCGAAAGAACGCACCAATGACTATTGCGGCTAAGGGGAAAGATGATCCCCTTAATTGGACAGGTGCCCTCGCTAAAGCGGCTAAGTTTCGGCTGGTACGGAAAACAAGTATTAAACCATGACGCAAATCCCGCTTCAGTCCCGATTCAAACAAGACTTCACTCGTATCCGATATTCGGAGGGGAGTTATGTTGATGGTCGGTACATTGATGGTGTTATGGCCGCGACTTCATACAAAGGTTCCATACAGCCTTTTGTGGACAAAGGTTCTGAGACGATCCAACGACTTGCTGAAGGTGATCGTACTAAAAAGATCATTGTGATCTACACCTACCCCGGAACCCTCCGCACTGTAGACGAGAAGAACTCATATAAGGCTGACCTCGTTTATTATGAAGGTGAGGTATATGAAGTTCAGAGGGTAAACCGTTGGTCGGGTCAAATCCTTACCCATGATGAGGTGTGGGGGATTGAATGTGATTCCGGGGTTGTCATACCCGGGCTTAATTTCAATGCCACTGTTGAAACGAATAACAAGACACAAGAAACTTCTATTACCACTTCCCTCTCTCTTGGAGCATCCGTATCTACTGATAATGCTTCTCAGGTAACGGATATTGTCGGTAGTAGTGGACCCATCAGTTGCGCCTATCCACTGGATGATGACGGCACTTTATCTGCCGCTTTTGGGTTTGGCCATGCCGCCGCCAACGCACCAGACTATAGGAGGGTTGATTATATATATCAATCCCCCGCAGTTGGAGGAGGCGCTTTCGCATTGCCAAATTCCGCTAATGCATTTGGATCACAAGCAATCAGCATTGGGTCTGGAAAGGTCGCAGTTGAGATGCTGGTTAACTCCGTACCTGATGTAGATTTTAATGGGGTTGGGATTTCTACTGTCTCATCCTCGGGTGGGATTCCATCCCCCGGAGAAACAAGCAATGCCCATATTGCTGTTTACTCGGGGAGCCCTGTTACCGCCTTCTCTGGACTTTCGGCTTCTCCTATTGGTGTTCCTCTCGTCGGCTTCCGTGTCGGTATTGTTATGGATGGATCAACGGGAGGTATTACCTACATCACCAGCGAGGGAACGATTGGAACGGCGACGGGACGATTTACGATAGGAACAGATCAAACCTTTGTTATCCAAATCACTGATAGCGGTTTTGTCGCTAATGGAAAAACCGTATCAGTTACATTGATAACCGACGCGGCCGACATGGTTCTTACATATCCAGCAGGAACCACTGATCCTTGCGGTAATGACCTAAACTAACCGAAGAACCAAGATGGCAAAGAATACACAACTCGCATACGCAACATGCAACGCACAGGCCAACACCATTGGTGGGTTGTGCAATGATGGGTATATCAGGATTTATGATGGATCACAGCCCGCTAATGCGGATACTGCGATTACTACTCAAAACCTACTGGCTACCCTCCGCTTTGCCTCTACGGCATTTGGTTCTCCTTATACCGTCACAGTGCCGTTAATTGTCGTCTTGTGGATCGCGCCGGCCAGTGTCGCTTGGAACGTAATGGTCGGGAATACGCGGGTTGCTTTAGTGGCAGCAGACACAGACGAGACTTTCGGTACAGTTACCGTATAATCCGAAGTGATGTAGTCAGCCGCTACGGCTTCCTGAAGCACACCACGAATCTGACCCTCGATTACAGTAGCGCCCGCATCAATGTACGGAATTTTGTCACTGTTCACGAGTATAGAGTAGACATTCTCCTCCATACGAGATTCCATCCAGTCAGCACCAACAATTACGTCGATGAACTCACCAGAAGCCATCACACCCTCACGGGTGATGTCAACACCACCAATGGTTTCATAAGTGTTGATGTTCTTACCACGAGCGCGAGTGGATTCCGTGGTGGTCGGGCTATCTTGCTCAACTCCCGTCAGGGTTTTGAATTTCCAAGTGGCGGAACCGGGGTCTTTCGGGAGCATTACACCAAGCCAAGCAGCCTCAGCGTAAGTAGTGTTAGCATCTACATCGTAAAGGCCAAACGTGCGATCATAACCAGAAGCCTTCAGTTCCGAAGCCAGATCATCCGTGTCAGTGCCGACGATTGCCGCAACACCACTGGAATAGCCATAAATCTTCTTCAAAGGTTCGATAGCCGCCGCAACCGCCTGAACATCCGCTTTTACATGGCTATGCGAGGTGATGGCATACCAAGTGTCCTGTACCTCACGGATATTAGCGATGTCCGTAGCAAAGGAGTTCGACGCAGTATAAGCAATCGAAAGATTCTCAGAGGCAGTCAGACTGTAATAGGTCGAAGCCACATCCGGGTTAAGGATAAGCGTGGTAGAACCAGTTGCAGTTACAGGTTCTGCACCGCCGTTGACAGCAGCAATGAGGCCAGCAACAATCTCAGATGCGGTAGCCGAACTATCCGAAGTATAGGAGAACGTTGTACCGTTGATCGTAACGCTGTATGCCGTGGAGTTGGCTACGGTAGGCGTCAGGGTAGCGGTATCAGCAGTACCTCGCTCCGCTACAATCATTGTCTCCGGGTGTACCGGCTGACTAAAGAGCGCATTAGCGGCGATATACGCCGTATCCGACTCTTGGAAGCCGTCCGTAAGAAGGTCCGCAGCGGAAGTATACTCTCGCCAAATCTCGCCAGCGTCGAATACGCGGGTCAGGCTCAGGTGCATCATTACACCAAATGAAGCCCGCGTTACGGCTGCTGTTTCACGCGAGATATTGACGTTCACAATATCAGAAATGCTAGGCATCGTCTATATCCTAAGTTTATGGTGCAATGGTAGTAATTGTGATGGAAGTCTCCAGCGGATCATCTACCGCCCCAGACAATTCTCCATCTACACTTACTTCTGCGATGACACCAACATTATCAGTGTCCTCAATACGAACATGGAAGGTCGCATTGAAGCGACTTGATTCTTCCCATATTGTATCACGGATAGCCGGAATGTCAAGAATGTCATCGTGACTGACTACCGCCATGCCTTCGGCAAGGAAGGCATCAACTACCTCATCCTTGTTAAAGGCAAACTGTAGTTTGGTAATGGCATTTTTAGCCTCGGGGCCGTATGCCGCAAATTGGACGGACACCTCGTAATGTGCCCATACATCCGCTAGACCTGTCGTATCATCAGGGGAGGCGGACTCTCCCCTACCAAGTTGCTTATGGTTACCTACGTCAATCGTGGCGTAGGTTCTCTCCGTAGGGCGGGGGGAGGTCTGTTTGGCAAAGATGGTTGGGCAGTTAAGGATTGGCTGTACCATCCTATAAATACTGTTCTCAACTTCTGTGAAGTCAATCACTTCTTATCAACCTTTCCCGCGACAGCCATCTCAATACGGTCCAACTGGTCATATAGCCTTGTGACTACGGCATTGAAATCATCTTTACGAAGATAGATGTTCGTTACGTCTTTTTCGTGCTGACGTTGGACTTCAATATGCTTATCCAGACGTTCCTTCACATCTTTTTGGTCATCTCTCAAGATTTTCAAGAGCCAGCCTCCTATACCAGTTACGAGAGCGGCAAGGAGATTAAAGAGAAACTGATAGTCAACCGGGTCAGACACACGTTATTCCTTATGCCCGTGGCACGGTATGGGTGAGCGATGTCACGGATACAGTCAGTCCCGACACTATGGAAGTAGTTGGTACTACCATGTTTGCATTAGAGGTTGCTACGTTACCATCCATCACGACTGTAGTCCCATCGGATTTGAAGGCACGGTACCATGATGCAGTTCCAGAGGCGGAAGCCGTTACACTGGCGATAGCGGCTGCGGTAATGACGCCATTACTCGGAGAACCAAATGCCGTAGAGGCAAAGCGGAGGGTAGCCAGTAGGTTTTGAGTAGTAATCGCAGTATCCGCATTAGCGGGCTGTGATCCATCATAAAT